TGGGCATCGACACAGGGATTAAAAACCCCCTCCCAGAACTCGGCAAGAAAGTCGGCAGTATCCCTCTAAATATCCAGGCAGCTATGGAGAATGGCCTTGGCGACAACGCCAAAGCAGTAGTTGCTGGCGGTGCTGGCCTACTTGGTGGCTTACTAGGCGCATCTGCTCTAGGTGGCGGTAATAACGCTGCTCCAGCAAGCACCTCTACACTCGGCAGTCTCATGGGCGGCGACGCTTACGGTGGCATGAGCGGAATGGGCGGTCTCGGTGGAGATATGACGGCGCAAACCACATATATGAACCAGGCAGAGCCTACTCTTGGCGGCTACTCATACGACGACCTAGAAAATGCCTATGTCTCGGCTATCATGGCTGGCGATAGTGGCGCAGCAAGCGTAATCGCTGACATGATTGGTATGCTTGACAGCAAGACGAAGCGCAGCGAAAGCTCCAAGAGCAAGTCTAGCGGCGACGAAAAAGCCCAGGCTGGTCTTAATACTCTAAAGGAACTTTACAGCCTCTACCAGTCGTTTGGTGGCGCACAGGGCGTGGTCAAGGGCAATATCACTAATGCACTTAATACGGTTTCTGGTGGCTCATACAACCCAGCTGCGGCTACATTCGACGCTGTTGCGCAAGGTTCTATCGGCCGTATCGTAAAGGCTATGGGCGATAGCGGCGCACTATCTGATAGCGACAAGCAGAACGCTCTCAAAATGATTCCAAAGGTATCTGACTCCCCAGCATTGGCGGAGCAAAAGTTCCAATCCCTATACGAACTATTACTAGAAGCAGCACAAGGAGAATAATATGGCTGGAATCCTAGGCAAATTACTCAAAGAAGCAGAACCTACCGAAGAGGAGACCTACGAGGGCGCACCTCAAGAAACGGTAGACGCTGTGCAAGAGGTTATAAGCAAGAATCCAGCCATGGCGGGCATTATTAAGGCTGTCGTAAAAGCAATAGCCGACGAAATGTCGGACAGAGAGGACTAAAATGGGTATTCTCAACAAGCTACTAAGCAACTATGGGGACGACCTGGCTGAAGCGGCTGGTAAAACTGCCGCAAACTATACAGACGATTTTGTATCTCGTTGGGGTAATCAAATTGCCGAAGCTGGAGCGAACAAATCCGACGACGCTATGCGGGCTTTGCTTAATAAGCGTGGAAATAAAGATATGGCTCGTGATGCGTTTATGGCCATGCAGCCAGATATTCCAGGAAAAGACCTATACGAAATGTTTAGGGCTTATGGTGGAGATAAACCAGCTGGTAGAAAGATGCTCTCCGAGCTGCTTACTGACGAGGCTGGGGATATTCCATCAATGGTTGGATACCACAGCGTTGGCACAGACAAACTCAAGATGGCTCTTGACGACCTAGGCGGCGACATCGTAAACCCAAGCTTGCAAATCGTAGACCCAGCCGTGAACGCTGGTAAAAGCTATGGCGATGTCATTCTGCTAGGCGACAAGGATATGTATTTCAATAAAGGCGATTATGGAGTCTTAGATACATGGGGTAAGAGCAACGCTTATAGCCGAGATATTTACTCCCCACGCATGCCAAAATCGGTAGAGAAGAATGGAGAAAAGTATATCGAGGGAACTCGAAAACCATATACGGCTCAGAATATATCTGACTACATGAACAAACAAGGAAAGAAAGCCGTAGAAAGCACATGGGCAACCCCAGCGCAAGCTGCCGCTGCAACCGCAGAAAGAGCCAATAACCTATCAGACATTTTAGAGTGGGCAAAAGGTGGCAAGATTAAACCTCAAGCAGAAACATCAAAAGCGTTTGAAGATTTCAATGATTATGTAACTAATAAGATATGGGATTACGCAGAAAAGAATGGCTACCTTGACGATACATATAACCGTTTTATGATAACTGACGACTTGCTCACAGATGTGCAGAACATCTTGAACGGCAAAAGAATCGGAGACGATTTCTTTAATCTGTATTCAGACGAGGGTAGACAGTTGCTACGAGATATTAGCCGTACGGCTAGCGAACTCCCAACCGATTATTTCGAGGTAAAGGCTACGAGGCCGCTCGGTCTTAACGAGTTCTCTGGCGCAATCTTGCCGAATGATTATGCCGACGAGCAGGTTCTAAAGGCGTTGGAAGAAGCTGGAGTGCCAATCATGGGCAACTATGACCCATCTAACTATGACGAAAGTCTTGGCCAGGTGTTGCGTGATATTACGAAAGGCAAAAACCGCTTCAAGACTCCGTATATGCTTGGTGCGGCTGGGCTTCTAGGCGGTGGCTCTATCCTAGGTGCTTTGTTAGGTGGCGGCAACGATAATAACCAAAGGAGAGCATAATGAGTGTGTTGAGCAATCTAGTTAGCAGCTATGGCGACGACATCGCACGAGCCGCTGGCAACAAGATAGACGATGCAGCAAGAATCGCAGCAAACAAATCTGACGATGTTGCACGCATTGCAGCAAATAAAGCAGACGACGCATCGACTGCACTAGGCAGACTGCTATCTCCAGAGCAAGAAGAGTTCTTTAAGGATAGCGTGATACGAGATGCCGACGGAAACCTCATGCCTATGTACCACGGAACTAAAGGCGATTTTACCGTATTCGGCCAAGGCAAAAGTAACGGAACTAGCAACAATATCTCCAGCGTAGGTTTTTGGTTTACTCCGACAGAGAAAAACGCTAAGAACTGGGCAGAGTCTACATGGTATGGTAGCGGAGAACCTAAAGCTATGGAAACCTACCTCAACATGAAAAACCCGAAGATATATGAGAGTGTCGATAATAGCGAAGCGGTAGCCAATTTGAGAAAAGAGCTTGACGCATTGAGGTTCGAGCCAAAGAATCTTTCAGATACGAACTTCTACCATAGGAATATGTATGACTCAAATCAGGCTATGCGTATGGTAGAAACTGGAGACGTCGACATGGCCTTAAAGTGGCTTACAGGCAAGGGATACGATAGCGACAGAGCAGCCGAGTATATAGACGAGCTTGTAAACTTAAATAAACTTATCAGCAAAAGAAAAAGCCTGCAAGATAGCATATCTGACCTCAGCTATGAAGATGCGTACGAGCGTTTTAGAACAGACCTTTACAAAGTAGGTGGGCAGACAGCAGAGGACGCAAACCTTGGCGGCATAGGAATGGCATTGAATGATAGGGATACAGTTCAAAAATATGTCGACGGCTTAAAGTCGCAAGGCTATGACGGTATCTTAATCAAAGGCACGCACTACGACTCCGATGTTATGGGCGGCCCTAATGACCAATATGTCGTCTTTGACCCTAACCAGATTAAATCTACATCTAACAAGAAACCTACCTTGAACCCAGACATCATGCTTGGTGCAGCTGGCCTACTTGGTGGTGGTTCTATTTTAGGGTCTTTGTTGGGTGGTGGCAACGATAATAACCAAAGGAGAGCATAATGAGTGTGCTGAACGACCTATTGGGTAACTATGCCGACGATGTTGTAAATGCCGCTGCGAATAGCCTAGACAATGCAGCGGTCGCCGCAGCCAAGAATAAGGCAGACGACATAGCCGTTGCCGCAGCCAAGAAAGCGCAGCAAGCCGACAACAAATACGCAAAGCTTCTCAAAAAAGCCAAAAACTACAAATCGCTAGAAAGATTTGAGAAAATGAACAACCCTATAAAGGGGTCGGAAATATGGGGAGACATGCCAACGAGCTATTTCCAGAGAGACAACAGAGCTGTTAGAGTTAATATGTTCCCAAATGACGCTACGAAAGGTACTGGGCTAACTAAACAGTATTTGCTTAATATGTTCAAAGATGCCCACGACCAAGGCATAACCAATATTATCCCTAGCTATGGCATATACACCAAAGAGGGAGAATCGTTCATGAATCACTTGGCGGAACAAGGCTGGCTCAAATCTACTGGTCGTAATGGCATTGCAAGTTTTGAAATCGCTCCAAAGATTGCCGAATGGTCTAAGACCAACCCTCTCGCAGATATTTATAATGCGGCTCATGGAGACGAGAGCATACTGAATAGGCTTCTAGGCTAATACGCAGAATCGTGCATAAAACCTATTGCATTTTGCTTATGGGAGTGTTACTATAATATTAACCATAAGCAAATAACGCAAGAAAGGAAATATTATGGCGAACACTAACAAAACTGCAAAAGCAACCAAGGAATACTCCAAGAAGATGGAAGAACTCGACGCAATCGAGGAATGCCCACAGCTTACAGAGTATATCTTCCGTAGCAAGATTAAAGATGTCAAAAAGACTGGCATAATCATTGTTATGATGGTTGCTATCGCAGCATTCTTCGCTGGATTGTTTATCGGCATAAACATTACAAGCTCGGCCGTTCCGAACAATACCATCGAGGTAAAGGTGGAACAACCGCAACCTGTCGCCCAAGAAGAAGCCGAACAGGAGTAGAAAAGGTGGGGAGAAATCCCCACTTTTTTGTTGCAATTTTAATGATTATGCTATAATCAAGGTATAGGCACACCCGCAGCGGGTGGGCTTTTTAGTATCAAAATTAAGAAAGGAATCAACACTATGGCACAATTTAGTCAGCGTGTTACGGACATTACCTACAACGAGATTCTTCCTACGATTGTAGATTTTGTCAACAACTCGAACATTCTTACCGCCCGTGTGATGTCCAATGTTAAGAACTGGCGTGGTACTTACATCAGCCAGCCAATCCGCATTGGCAACTCTACTACTGGTGGCTCATTCGATGGTCTCGATACTTTCAGCACCGAAACCACGAACAACACCCGCAGCCTCAAGTGGTATGTTAAGGCTTACGAACAGAGCGTCGTAGTCCCTGGCATCGAAAAGGCTGTCAACGGTACTGGCGACAAAGCTGTTATCAAGCTTGTTACCGACCGTCTCGACGAGGCTAAAATCTCTCTTACCCAGGCTATTGGCGACTTGCTTTATGGCAACGGCGTAGGCAAAGATTTCGATGGTCTCGGCATCATTGTCGACGATGGTACTGTTTCGGCTACCTACGGTGGCTTGAGCCGTTCCGACATTCCTGGCAACAAAGCTGATGTTACTGCTGCTGGTAGCGGCAATATCACTCTCGCTCTCGTTGCTGCTGAAATGACCGCAGTTTCCGCTGCTGGTGCTGGCAAAGAAGCTCCAACGATTGCCCTTACGACTCCAGAGGTCTGGGATTTCTTCGAGAGCCTCTTAACTGCTACTGTCCAGGCTAAGTACGACACGATTAACGCTCGTGGCTACAACCGTGTTTCTGGCAAGACCCCAATGGGTACTAGCGTTCCAGAAAGCGACCTCCATGGTCTCGCTGGCTTCAACGCCTTGAGCTTCCGTGGTCGCCCAATCGTTGCAGACGACAAGTGCCCAAGTGGCTTGTTCTTCTGGCTCAACGAAAACTACCTCGATTTCTATCGCTTGACCTCTGACGATTTGCGCCAGGTTTCAAGCACCCCAGAAAAGACCGAGGGTGTTGACGAAGAAATCAAGCAGCCAAGCTTCTTGCAGCTCAAAGATTTCATGTCGCCAATCAACCAGTTTGGCGAAATCGGTGCGCTTATCGTTATGGGCAACTTTATCTGCCGTGCGCCACGCCGCCAGGGTAAGCTTACTGGTATTACTGGAGCTTCTTACTCCGCTTAATAACAATGTAGAGGGGGAAACCCCTCTGCTCTAAAGAAAGGAACAATATGGCAGCAAACAATCAAGTTTCCACCACGGATTACAAGAACTTGCCTGTTCTTCGTGAAGCTGGCGACCTTAACGCAGCTATTATCGACGCAGCAAGCGCAGATATTCCAGCTGTTTCCATCGCAGAGGGCAGCACGGCAACCGTAGCGGCTGGTAGCAAGATTCAGCTACACGCTGTTACTCACCCAGCTGGTGTTGGCTCTGTCGCTTGGACTTCTGCTACTACCGCTAAGGCTACTGTCGATGCAAGCACTGGCGAGGTTACTGGTGTTGCAGAGGGCAGCTCGGTCATTACCGCCACCTTTACTTACAAGACTGGCGTTACCAAGACTGCTACTTGCACCGTTACCGTTACGGCCTAGCAGAACAAAAAAGACCCTTTCGGGGGTCTTTTTTTATTGGCTACTCTTCGGATTCTTTGGCTTTCTTGAGGGCTTCTTCTTGCTCTTGCTTGGTTAGCACTACTACCGTGCCGTCCTTGTTGTCGTCTGATGGGTCATAAGAGCAGAACAATGTAGGGTCGTTCTCGATAAGATGCTTCTCTATGAGCCTACCACGGATATACTCTGATGCTAGACCGAACAATATTTTTGCCTCTACTGCACGGATAACCTTAAAATTGCCTCTGTCTTTGCGGCTTTTACTATTGGCCTCGGCTTTTGCAGTTGCGTAGTCCAGACCAGCAAAGCTGGAGTAGACGAGTTTCAAGAACGCAACATCGTTTGGTTCTAGCTTAAACTTTTTACCGATTTCTTTAGCTTTCATTTCCTCTCCTCTATAAATCCATATTCGATGGATTCTTTTGGATAATGTTTAATAAACTCTGGGTTAGGCTTGCCGTCCGCCGTGTATGGCTGGATTAGCTCACGGTCGAACTTTTGCGCCTCTTGCGACATCTCAAATATGCGAGATTGCTTGGCGATTGGCGCAGAGCGGCCTTGCAGTATCTTTTTGGCCTTAGCCTCGTCTCTATACCATTTCCCATCAACGAATATACCCATACTCTTCGCCCTCGGCAATCTTCTTTGCGTTCTCGTTGCGAATCTGGTCTGGGGTCTTTGGAACTACGATATGCTTGGTGCTTGTCGTGATGGTCTTTTTGCGAGCGAATGGGTCGGAGACTTTAGCTGGTGGTGTGGCTTTCGATTCTAGCTCCCTAAATTGGCGTTTGACGGCTTCTTTTAGGTCGTCCTGTCTTTCTATGTCCTCAATCACTAAACGCTCAATACGAACCAAATAGAGCCATGTAGCGGCAAATCCGCAAATGAGTGCGATGGCAAATCCAAATGCTAAAAGTTCCATGTCCTGTCCTCGAATGTTAATGCAAGCGTGGTAGTAATGAGCTTAGCAACTACGCTATGGCTGTTAATGACCGCCTCACGAATCACGATTGCTGGGTCAATAATATTAGAGCGAATCATGTTGATTTTGCGACCAGTCTTTATGTCGTAGCCCATGCCAGCGGAGAACTTTGTGTCGGTCTTAATCTGCGAGTTGCTCAACAAATCATAGAATGGTTCTGCAAGATAATCCAATCCAAGAACCTCTGCGATGTCTCTCAAGCATACTCCGCCACCAGATACAACGCCGCCAGCGAGAGCTGATTTAGCTGCGCAGATTGCGTCGTCGATGCGGAGCTTGGTTTCTTTCTTCTCCACCTCTGATGCGCCACCGACATAGATGTTAGCGACCTTAGCGGTTAGGCGTGCAATGCGAGCCTCAAGCATGATACGCTTATCTGGCTCTGCCGTCTCAAGCTGGCTTTCAAGCTCTTGAACAACTTTTTTAAGCTCGTCAGAGTTCTCTCCTTGGCCACCAATGATGGTAGTTTCACGAGCCGTAACGGTTACGGATTTGGCGCAGCCAGCGTCCTCAAGCGTCCAGTCGATAGTTTCGCCAGAGAATACCTTGCCGTTAGTGTAGAGCGCAATATCCTCAAGCACATTCTCGAACTGGTTAGACTTTGGAGCGACAACCATTGCGTCTAGTACGCCTTTAGGGAACTTAGAGAGGAATGTAAGAGCGTCGTTCATGATGTTTCCGACGAATAGCACCTTGTTGTATCCAGATGCGTGAATCTTCTCGATAATAGGAACTACCTCGTCTTGGCGAGTGATTACATGGCGCAAGATTACGATAGGGCAGTCCTCGATTACGCTGCGCTTGTCGGTGGTATCGTTAAAGAATACCGTAGCAGTTGCGCCTTGGTCGATATACATGCCCTTAACGACATTGGTGCTAATAAAGCTCGTGCCAGAGTACAGGACATTTACGCCACCGTACTTGCCGACCTCTTTAACAACATCGTAAATCATTTCGCCTAGGGCTTCCTCGCCAGCAGACACGATGCAGACACCACGGAGCGATTTGTCCGAGAGGTCTTTCTTAGTGCGCTTGCTAATCTCTGATAGAATCTTTGGCACATTGGATTTGATAATCTCTGATACCTGGCGTTCAGACATGCCAGCCTCAATCTTGCACTTTGCCCATGAGTATAGGTGGCAAGATAGGATTGCGGATAGCGTAGTACCATCGCCAGCGGTCTTGTTGGTGCGCTGCGAGGCTTGTTTAATGGTTGCTACTGTCATGTCCTCGATAGGGTCGGAGCGTTCCAATACATCTATGTTGGTTACGCCGTCGTGAGAGACCGTAGGAGCGTCCGCACGGTTCTCAATGAACACATTACCAGAAGATACGCCGTAAGCGGCTTTAGCCACGGCATAAATGCTGTCTACGCCGTTCTGGATACCGTCCTTAAGTTCCTCTCCAGTAACGATGCAGCGGTTGTAGGTTGGTTTACTCATGCTTTCCTTTCGTTAGATAAGCGGCTATGTCGGTTAGCCTAATGATTTCGACATTGCGTTTCTTGCCGTCCCAGACGATTTGCGTCTCGATGGCGTTTGAATCGTCGTAAGCCACTACTGTCTCCCCTGGGACATACTCTGGCTTGCTTGATTCGGTAATGAGGCTAGGGTAAGCACCCATGAGTAGAATGGTGGCCAGAGAGTGGCGGTCGTATTTCTTCTCGGCTCGTACGATTCCTGCGTCTGGTCTAAACGGTTCTACTAGGACATATCCTGGCATGAGCTTAACTTGGTATTCCTCGCCCATGATTCTCCTTTCTTGACTTTAGTTTGTACTATCTCGATTGTAGCATAACCAATTTCGGCATGCAACAAACAAAAATCGACCTTTACGGTCGTCTAGGGGACAGCACCACCAAAAGAAACGCAAGAAAGGAGTTTAATTGGGTGGTGCTACTCACATGATACCACAAAATTAGTCGAAAATAGCCATTGACAACCAGAAAAAAGGGGGTATCCTTAATCTAATCTTCTTTATACTAATACTTATAGTAGTAGTAGATGTCTGTGGAAAACTCGGACGCTCTAATCTATCGCTTATCTGTAAAAAGGGTGTTAATAACTCGACCAAACCTGTGGAAAAACCTGTGGAAAAACCTGTGGAAAACCAAAACTTGCAAAATTAAGCACGAGTGCCTTATTATGTGGGTATGGAAGCATGGATACCAGTCATAGTAGCAGTCGTTACGATTATCCCTACTACTGTTACTGTTATCGGAAACTTATGGCAGAATCGCCAACGCAAGATAGATGTAGAATCGCAGAAGCGACAAGCAGAGCGCAACGCAGCTAAGGCCAGTATCGAAAATGCCATTACTAGAGACATTTTGCGCACAGAGATTCTAAACAAGATGCCAGAGGCATACGACGACATAATGGCAGAGTACGAGGTCTACCATGCTAATGGTGGCAACGGAAAGGTTACTAGGGAGATAAACGAATACAAAGCTTGGTACAAACAGTTCAAGCCAAGCAAGCAAAAATGATGTTGTAAATAAAACAACATTTTTTTGTTGACTTTTGCTTATGGATAGCCTAGAATAAGAGTATAAGCAAGTAAGCAAGAAAGGAAATAGGGGACATGAAAAAAATCACAGTAGAATACGCAAACGATTTGGAGAAGAAACTCTTTGAAATGGGACACAAGTTTGGTAACACGGAATACCGCCCAGCAGCAAAGAAAATCAGCGTACGCATCATTAAGAACTTTAAGAGCCTAGAAGATTGCAAGACCAACGACGAGGTTAGCGAACTTTGGACTGGCCTAAGCGCAAGCGCATACCAGAACCGCTACGGAATTGCATTTAACGAATAATCACTTAATCAAATAACTTAATTGGAGAACTCAAAAATGACTATTGAAGAACTTATTATCGAAAACCTAGAGGGTAAAACATTTGATACCGAGCAAGAGATGCTCGAATATGTCGCAAGCTACTGCGACGACATTATCAGCGATATTGGCCGTTTCCAGCGCAGATTCGAGAATGACCCACGAAGCAACGCAAAAGACTGCGACATTGAGGTAGAGGAATACATCGAAGCTGACCGCAAGGAAGAAGAAGAGGCAGCAAATGCAGAATGGTAATTTAGAAGAGGATTTGGTTAACGCCGTGCAGGATTTGTACGGCGAACCTACAATCTACGAAAGCGAGGAAAAATGAAGAAGATTGTTATTGACATAACTCAATGGCCTGATGGCATTAGCCTCGATATTGGCACGGACAGTTACCAAACATCAATTGCAGGGCCACATGGTGGAGGAGTTGGTCATACGATTAAACGGTTCCGAGTCGATATTGATAAGTTGATAGCAGCTATTGAAAAATATCGTGGAGAGGAGGAAGAATGAAACCGACACCTCTTTGCTCAAACTGTATGAGCATTCTCAACATCTATGGAGGATGCGACAGGTGTAACAAATTATTACTTAAAAAACTCTGTGGAGAGGAGGCAGAATGAATAACGAGAATGAGAAACTAAGGCGAGCATTTAGATTAACGGTAGAGCCTAACTAGATAATTAACAGCTTGGTGCGTCCATAAGGGGATTGCGAAATACCACACAAATAACGCATGGTTTTTAAGTATTTTTGACATGCGTGGCTAGAAGTCATAGCAAGCATGAACCTCACGGATAAAGCTGCTGGCGTAGCTCCATTTACGCAAAGCAGATGTTAAATGAGCAAAAGTGGTGGCAATACTCCAAGTAAGTCCACATAGCTAAAGCCAAATAAAGATTAGCCCAACAAAATGGGCTATTTTTATTGACATTTGCTTATGGGTATAGTAAGATTAGAGTATAACCATTTTACGCAAGAAAGGAGCAAATGGTAGAAGAGTTAAAAGCAGAAAGAGCCAACTATCATGATAGACCAGAATGGTCTTATAGCCAAATGAAAGTGATATTGGATTCTGGAATAGATTATGCGGTGGCAGCGAAGAGAAAGTTATTGCCCGCACCAGAGTCCAAAGCCATCGACATTGGCACATTGGTACACCAGGCAATACTGGGGGGAGACGAGCAATATGTGGTTTCGCCTTACGACAACTTTAGAACTAAAGCTGCACAAGAATGGCGAGACCAGCAGTTAGAGATGCAGCGAATCGTAATCAAGAAAGAGGATTCCGACATCATTAACCAGATTGCAGCGAACATTAAGAACCACCCATTGTATAACAAATACTTGGGCGAAGATAAGAAAGCATTTCACGAGCTAGAACTCACGGCTAAAGCCGATGGCGTTGCGCTACGAGGCAAAGCAGACTATCTGCGCATACTGCCAAGCGGCGGGCTAATCATTACCGACATCAAGACCACGGCAAAGTTCGACGAGTTCTTTAGAAAGGCACAATGGTCGCATTATGACCTACAAGCCGCAGTGTATTCGCTGATTGGTACGCAAGCCACCAACTCGAAGCAAGAGCTTACAAATTACTATTTCTGCGTCGCAGAGACGGTAGCACCTTTCAGAGTCCAGTTTATGCACGCAAGCCTAGAGTTTGTAGAGGCTGGGGAGCGCAAGCTTCGCAAGTGCTTGGACGAGATTAAAGAGTTTGGCGACAGAGAGCCTAACTTTCTATTAGAAACAGTAAGAGAACTAGGAGATTACAGCTTATGAGCAGCAACAATCAAGTACAACTATATGTGCGCAATGAGGGCGTGCAGAAGCGCATTTCAGAGCTTCTGGACAAGCGTGCGCCACAATTTACCACGAGCTTGGTAACGGCAGTCAACGAGAACGCTAAACTCGCAGAATGCGAGCCACAGAGCGTCCTAAACGCAGCATTAACAGCAGCAAGCATGGACTTGCCGATTAACCAGAACCTAGGCTTTGCCTATCTGATTCCGTATAACACGAAGAGCGGCAATGTCTGCCAGTTTCAGATGGGCTACAAGGGCTTTATCCAGCTTGCGCAGCGTTCTGGCTATTACAAGACGATAAATGTAACGGATATTCGCAAGGGCGAGATTAAGAGCCGTGATAGGATTAAAGGCACTATCGAGTTCGACTTTATCGAGGACGACAAGAAGCGTGATAAAGAGCCAATCGTGGGTTATGTAGCATACTTTGAGCTTCTAAACGGATTCGAGAAGATGTTATACATGAGCGCAGAGCAAATCGAGCAACACGCCAAGCGATTCTCTAAGAGTTACAAATATGGCAGTGGACTCTGGAAAGACGATTTTGACAGCATGGCAAGCAAGACCGTTCTCAAGCAGCTTATCAGCAAGTTTGGCCCTCTAAATACGCAGCTGCAAGAGGCTGTCATTAAAGACCAGACGGTCGATGGCGAATATGTCGACAACCCATCATACAGCGAGCCTGTGGTCGTAGAAAACGCCGAAATGGGAAGCTCTGAAGAATCATTTACAGATAAGGATATTGTAGACGCAGAAGAATCTGCATAATTTCGCAAAAAAGTCCGAAAAACCTATTGACTTTGCTTATGGGTAGGGTTTATACTCTAACTATAAGCAAAGCAAGAAAGGACAACAAAATGAAAAGAAGCCACCAGAGAATCGTGTTCGAGTGTAAGCAGGACATCGAAAAGGCAAGCAACAGCAACGAACCAGACAAGCTTCTAAGAGTTATGCGCCGCTACGGTCGCAAGACGGTCGACGAAGCAGTCCTCTGGATTAACCAAGACAAAGCAGCTGCAATGGGCATGACGATGGACGAGTATAACGCATGGCTCTGGAGCGAGGATTAAGGAAAGGGGAGAAATGAAAATAATTTTACTAATCATTCTACTCTGGCTACTAGCCGTACTACTACTTAACAACGACAGGAGAAAATAATGTGCAAGATTGAGGTAAAGCACGAGGGCGAAGCTCAAAAGATTGAGATTAGCCGAATCCGTGCAGAGGTTGGTCGCAAGGGGGGACTCGCAAGAGTTCCCAAAGGATTCGCCAAAATGAGTCCAGAACGCCGCCGTGAAATATCTATCAAGGCATCACAGAAAGCTGCTCTGTTACGCAGCGCAAAGGCTGAGAAAGAGGCATAAAATGATTGAAATCCGTGCGCCTAGATACCACGACCGAGTGGTTCTCATAGCGAAATACAAAATCACGCCTGGGTATCCAGTAAAAATCAAAATATTGTATGGAGCATACAAGGGCGAGTACAACATTCCATCAAAGGTGTTGTCCCAAAGCCCAGTAGAGCCTATGACAACCCGCAATGGCAATGTAATAGCCATGAAAGCCGTACCGCTAGACGCATTGGAAAGGATAGACAATGGAAATTAAGAAGATTAAGCAGATGCTAACCGAATGGAACAATACACGCAGTATTGCCCTCGGAAGCGAAATATTAGAACAATTAGTTAAAGATTTTGGAATCAAGGAGAAATAATGGAGCTAACAGTAGACGACCTAAAAATTATCGAGAAAGCATTGCAGGGGTTCGTTCTCGCTAGGAAGAACGCCATCGTACAAGCAGAGAGTATGACAGAAACCGTAGCGTACGCCAAAGACCTTGAAAAGACCGCAGCATTGCTCGACAAGATTCAAAGCGTAACATATACGGGGGCAGACAATGACGAAGAAAGCATTGCGGAAGAAACAGCGCAGGAAACGGAATAAGCAAAAGGAGAACGATGCCTAAGAAAGTTCCGATAGAAGATGTGGAGTGCGAGATATTCGTCAAGGAGCTTGAGCAAAACTATCCAGACATCAAGTTCTCGCACATAGCCAACGAATCACGCTCTGGCGGCCAATACGCAAAGATTCGTGGAGCGAAACTTAAAAGAATGGGACAAAGACCAGGAATGTGGGACTACGAGCTATTTATCCCAGTCTATGACATAGATGGCGAGGTAGGCTCATACCAGGAAATCCGAATCGAAATGAAGAGGCAAAGAGGTGGCGGTTCTACCACCTCTAAAGACCAGAAAGACTGGGGAAAGGTTTACGACCTGGCTGGAATCCCCTGCAAGGTATGCTTCGGAGCAAAAGAAGCTCTGGAATATGTGGCACAAATCGTGCTACAATGTAATGCGTAAGGACTTTGGAGCAAATGCGATATGTTCCAAAGTCGTTGCTCGACCTAATGTAAAAAGTGCGCTTTGTTATAACGGCGCATTTTTTGCTATAATGATGGCAAAGAGGATATTAAAATGCCATACCCACTACCACTCACAAGAACAGAAGCTTATTTAGCTTACAAGGCTGGTGTAATCCAGCAATCAGACTTAAAGCCATCTCTAGCCGTACCACGCAACGGTATCGACGCATGGCTAGCGTATTGGACAGGATTGACTACTACTTATCCTGTTAAGAATGTTGGGAAGAACTTGTTTGATATAGACAACCTTGAGGGGCATCACTTTTACAACTCAAGCACATACAAACCTAATTCTGAAAATCTCGATTGGGATTGTAGCCAACCTATACCAGTAGAAAGTAACACGACATACACTATATCTGTAGGGCTCAAAAGCGGCGCAAGCTTCACCAACGCTCAGATAATCTATTGGGACGCTAATAAAAATGGCGTAGGCTCAGTATGGGGAGATATTAGAAGAACTCTGACTACTGGTGCAAATGTAAGTTTCATTACTATCGCATATAACAACAAGGTGTGGGAAAATGCCCAATTAGAAAAAGGCTCTACTGCTACAGCTTATGAGCCTTATACTGGCGAGCCGCTCATTCTCCAAGAAGAAGAGGCGTATATTGCCTACCTATGTGGTGTGATTAACGAATATCCAGAGAAATGCTTGCGCCGTGTTGGTGCGTATCTGCGCTACCTTATTTCTGCACGCTGGGGTAGACCAGACCACCCATTGAACCGTGAAGAGCTTTATCTCTCGCTTATTAAGACACAAGTAATCCCATCTGGAAACCCAAGCTCGGATATTGTGATTGACGGCACTGCTAAAGCGCCTTTTGTCGATGTTAAGCTATATGGCGATACTTTCCAGCAGAGCTACGAGGGGAAGAACCTTGTTAATACTTTTGACATGGTAGAGGTAACAAACTCTGGTTTGGCTATCACTAAGGGTAGCGATGGAGCGATTATTTTTAACGGAACGCAAACTGGCGTTTGTAATCTTCGGCTTAATGTTACAGATTATTTTTCTGGGCTAGTCGGAGAAAACTTTACTATATCAGTAGCGACTTCTGGAGTTGGAACATGGAGCAATTTTGGTTTCAAAACACCAAATGTCGCAATCGTTTCAACAGTTACCCCTGGAACACCGACAAGAACAGTAACTCTGAATGTATCAGGCACTAATGAATACTGGTTTGACCTATATATCGCAAACGGCGGAACGGTATTCACGGACTATAAGGTATATATTCAAGTCGAAAAAGGCTCGGCCGCCACATCTTACGAGCCATATGTTGGCGGAACTCCTAGCCCTAACCCAGACTATCCACAGCCGATTCAGACGGTTACTGGTAGGCAGGTGGTTAATGTATCTGGGAAGAACCTGTTTGATGCTACGGCTACTCCATGGGTTAAAAATATTGCGTATAACAATGCAGGTCAGCAAAACTGGTATGGATATTATGGCATTGACGAATATCAACCAGTAGAAGCCTCGACTCAATATACATTCTCTAATAACCTCAATAAACCTATCCATTATGGGATTGCTTACTATAATTCGAGCAAGTCGCTTATTAGTACAACGACAGCAGATACAACTACATTTACGACACCGGCAAATTGTGCATATATTCGCTTCGCAATCGAAAGTTCGGCAGCTCCTACATGGACACAGCTAGAGCTAGGCTCAACTGCTACTGTCTATGAGCCTTATAGCTCTAACGATTACGAGATTAACTTGGGGAAGAACCTGTTCAATCGGAATGATGTTGTGAATGGTATCCCAAGCCAATCCGATGGAAGTATTGTCTCGACCTCAAGTATTGGCAGGACTTCTGGTTATATTCCAGTTATGGCTAACACGGCCTATTCGCACACAGGCCACCCACTAGGCTGGGCAGTCGTAGCGTGGTATAAAGCAGACAAGTCTTTTATAGGGCGTGTTGGAGATGTAAAGACAGTTACATCTCCGAGCGGAGCGGCTTACGCTAGGGTGTCTTGTGCACAAGGCGACTTGGATACTTGCCAATTTGAGGCTGGCGAGCCGACAGACTACGCTCCTTACTTTACCCCTATCGAACTCTGCAAGCTCGGCACATATCAGGACTTTATCTGGAAGGATGGTGAAGATTGGAAAGTGCATAAGGAAATAACACAAAAAGTGTTTAATGGAAGTGAGCAGTGGTCTAAATCTATTGCGACACTAAATAATGTGTATATTCAGGTTGATACCTCTGCCAAGAAAGATACTGCTGTTAAATCAGACAAGCTAACGGAATACACGGCTTCCTATATGCAAGTCAATAGTGTTGTAGGTATTGCTTACAACACCACAGGGGGCGGTGAGGCTTCTATTAGAATAAGCTGTGGGATTGACGGAGCGGCAGATATTCCTACATTTAGGGGTTGGCTGAACAGAGTAGCCCCTAAGGCATACTATGCAAAAGCCACTCCGACCGACACCGTTATTACTAACCAAGCTCTTATAGACCAGCTTGATGCTTTGAAACAAGGAGGAGCAGAGAATGGCACTACCTATATCAAGGTAAATGCTACTGACCCTAACCTACCAGGTTTGCTCTATGTAGAAGCTCCGAAATACGAGTAAAATATACATAAGCTATGTATCCAAGAACTGCCTGAGGGCAGTTTTTTGGTATAATAAAGCTATGGAAGAATATGCAATTAAGTTCCAGGACGGTCTTCTGAAAGATGGCCGAAATGGTCTAGAAATAGAAGAGGCTTTGCAACAGTGTGTTGATAGGTTGAACCAATATAATAGTAAGGTGCCGTGTAGAGAAAACTCAATTGCAATTACGCACATAGAAACCGCTATCCTATGGCTAAATAAACGCACAAAAGACCGTGAAAAGCGTGGAGTCGAGGGGACTTACGAGGTATAATAAAAGTACCTACATGGGCGAAAGACCGAAGCATAGATTAACCCATGGGGTGTTCGGCGGCAGGCTATGCTGCGTCAGCCAGATTAAGCCGTTCTATAACTACATATTTGCGCAATATGGTATTATAGAGCGCAGGACAGAGGCAAATATCCTAAGTACAAGCCTTGAGTTCGGTCGATTCTCTAAAATCGCCACCAAAATGAAACTTTGCACCAGGGGTAGACCCTGGTTTTTTGTGATTTTATGGGAAAAGTCGAAAAAAGGTATTGCATTTGCTTATGGGTGGGTGTAATATAAAGATAGCTAAGCAAGAAAGGAGCTACTAAAATGAACTACTACGGAATCGTAAGGAGAATCTACAAAAACAACGGTAAGATGCCATACGAGACAATCGTAATGCCAAATCTATTCAAAACATTTGAAGAGGCGGTAAGGTTCGCAAAACATGACAGCGACCAAAGCGGACTGCGCTACGGATACCAATGGGTAAACGAGACAACCCAACTCGAAACGCAGCACAGCAGCAAAACTGGCAAAGATACAATCTACCGCCACGAGTGGGACATCGAAAAATATCAAGTCGAGGGCGAATAATCGCCCTCTAAAGAAAGGAGTTAGAATGAAACGCAAAGTAATGACGCTAGACCAAATCCGAGCAGAAAGCTATTTGGAAGATGCAGACCAGCTAGGAATCGGAGCATTGGTTGATGTAGAGAACATGGGATTCTGCAAGGACGGAGTAACGAAATGGTATTTCTTCCAGAACGCCAAAGGAGAAGATTGCGTGTACTACCACAGGAGCGTAATCGACCAGAACAAGCCAGCGAACTTTAACATAGCAATAGCGTAGAAAGGGGACAAATGAAAAAGATAGTAGTAATCGTAGCGGTAGCAGCACTCTTGGGAGTTCTGCTTATCCGCAAAGCCAATACGGAAAATAGAATGGAAGCTTACGCCATAGAGCATAACTGCGAATGGAATTACAGCTGGTATATTAACGAAGAGCCTGTGTGCAGATAGGGAGACAACATGGACGAGGTAGCAAAGGAAGCATTGAGGATTATTAGAGAGGGCAAGAACAAATGAAAATCAAGGTCGATAAGGAAGAGTACGAACGCCTACTCAAGCGAGTCGAAGAGCTGGAAGAATATAGAGAGACGGAGCATGAGCGTTTTATGTGGTTGGTAAATAATATGGAAAGGCAAATGGAAGATTTCTTTAACCATAAATGTATGACAGTAATGGTAAAAAGAGATAAGAACATGATTGCGGCAGAGGTTCGTAAGGATATCATGAATAATCTATTTAAGGAGAAAGAAAATGAGTGATTTAATAGAAACTATCGTGGGGATTGTAATAATAGTAGCATTTTGCACTTTCCTAGTAAATTTGGCTAAAGACTCGCCAGAAGTGGTTTATGAGTACGAGACCATGAGCGGAGAGACTGGAGAAGCCGTTTACTGCGGAGTCCTCAGAAATACATACTGCGTTCTCGAAGATGGAACTAGAGTTGTTAATATTAAACAGTATAAAAGAGTAGAGAAATAGGGAGTGAAATGCGAGAGCTAAAGTTTAGAGCGTGGGATAAAGTCAAGAAGAAGATGCTTTTCGATGCTGACCCATTCGCTATCCATGTTTCTGGAAGCAACGAACCGCTCTTGGCTGAAACGCACAGAAACGAGGATTGCATCTTTGAGCAATATACAGGTCTCAAAGACAAGAACGGCAAAGAGATATATGATGGGGATATAGTGAGATACAGCCACAAGCTTCTCTGGAATACTCCAGCCGTAAGCTCAACGACAGTTGTAGAATGGTGGTCTGGAGAGGAAGAATATTACCCATGCTGCACGACTAGCGGATTTGCGTTGCCATATAGTGAAGATGGCTACGAGGTTATAGGAAACATTCACGAGAATCCAGAGCTAATTGGAAAGGAGCAATAACTAAGGCCAGCCATTGAGCTGGCTTTTTGGTATAATTTAAGTGTAAACATTAAGCAGAAAGGCCACAGCCAATGCGTAAAGAGCTTGAGAATACCACCACAAAGCAGGTGAAAACGCTCAAAAATGGAAACCCCATAAACAAGGCGGCTCAATTCGGCCAACCAAATGGCAACCCTAGACATAATGGTGCATGGAAGAAAGAAGCAACGCCACGCTATAAGCTGGAGCGTATGATTACTATGGGCGATGCAGAATTGCAGGGAATCATAGACGACCCAGACGCTCCTACATTCGAGAAAGCCATGGCAGATATTCTTCTGCAAGCAAAAAACGATATGGACAAAGATGGCGTTAAAAGACCCGCTCAAATGCGTTTTAAGGCCATTTCCGACATGATAGACCAAATATATGGCAAACCAGCCCAAACGACCGTAAATGTGGACGCTGGAGACCACGAAGAGGCAAAGGCGTTTATTAGAGGCGTATTTATACCATAGGAGCGACATGCCAGAGGTATTTACCAGAGACGAAGCAGAGGTAGCCAAAGCAAAAGCTGCTGGCTATTGGACTCCGTTGCCAGGGCCTCAAACATTAGCTTGCCAATTAGCCATGGGAGAGCCTCGACATCGTGAGATTCTTTTTGGTGGCGCACGAGGCCCAGGTAAAACAGAGTGGTCTATCGTTGTAATGGCAGAGAGAATCCAGAACCCTCACTACCAAGGGCTAGTTTTGCGTAAGAACGCAGACGACCTTACAGACTACTGCGTACGCTGTGAAGAGATGTACCAGTTTGCCAATGTTGTGGTTAGGCGCAATCCAATGGTGCTTAGATTCGGCACAAATGCGCTACAAGCCAAGGGCGCAATGATTCGTGGCGGTCATTTGCATGACAAGACCTCGTTTATTAAGTACCAGGGTCAGCAGTTTAGCCGCATAGCTATCGAGGAGCTTACGCAGATACCTAGCGAGCTCCTATACAAGCAAATCATGTCCTCGTGCCGTTCTAAGTACAAGGAATTAAAGCCGCAAATGATTCTGACGGCTAACCCAGGTGGCGTTGGCATGGGTTGGGTTAAAAGACGCTTTGTAGAGCCAGTAGACAAGAACCAAGACGAATACACGGAGACCGTGCTAGACAATGGCGACATTCTAATTGAGTCCGCTCGTGTTAAGTGGTGGCAGAAGCAATATGCCTGGACGACAACCAAAGGGCAGAAGCGCATCACGGTCTGGAATGACATCTACGACAAAGAGGAAGAGACCTGGCGTTGCTTTATACCCGCTACAATCGACGACAACCCTATTTTGACCGACAACGACCCAGAATACATGAAAACGCTTGAGGGCTTGAAAACGACCGACGAAGCTCTCTATAACGCATGGCGACATGGCGACTGGTCGGTATTCGCTGGCCAGGTGTTTACCGAGTTCGACCGAAGCAAGCATGTGATTACTAACTTTGCAGAGATTGGAACAACCAGCAAAAAGTTCAATGAAGCTGTAAAGATTATCTCTATGGACTGGGGTTACTCTGACGATACGGCAATCTATTTCACGGCTCTCATAGACGGTAGGCCAGTTACTTACAAGGAGATGTTCGGCAACCAGAAACTAGCCTCGGAGTGGGGTAAGGAAATCCGAGAGTATATCGAGCGTGGCGACCAGCGCATAGACTACTTTATCTACCCATCTGATATGCAGGACGAAAAGAACGGCAAGTCCTCGCCTATTGACGACATTACAGAGGAGCTTAACAAGCTGCCGCCAGACATGCAACCAGTTATGCGCATGATGTCTCGTGAGGCTGGCTCTAGGGCTATTAGGCAGCACGCAACGCATAAATACCTACGAGCAGAGCCATGCGCCAAGATATTCAAATCATGCACCAATTTGGTAAGAGTATTGCCAGAGCTTGTTTATGACGAAACACGCAAGGAGGAGATAGACACGAACACAGACCACGAGCTGACGAACCCATACGACGGTTGGAGCTACGGCTTGAGGTGGCTATCTGAACGCAAGCCAGGCGAGATTGTTCACAAGTCCGAGCTTGTTGGCGGAAACCCAGCAAAGCACGGAATCATGCACAATAGCACCATGGCAGAGGCGGGTATAGACCCAGTAGAGTTGTTGCGCAAGGCGAATAGACCAAAATCTCGTGATTGGAAGATTTCGTGATATACTAGAGGTAGAAAGCGGTTACGCTTTAGCACATAAATCATTTTTGACCAGACAGAGAGCAATATCACAAAGGTTTTTACTCCCAAAATAAAACTTTTATCTCTGTCCACATTAAACACTATTTATACCTCTAGTCTCTCATACCTTTGCTAGAGGAAAAACAAAAATGTTTTTGCTAAAAGTAGCCGCCATTCCTTGCAGTCATGGCGGTTTTTGAGCGTGATATAATAGAAGCATGAAGAACAACAAGCCAATTACAATACTACTCTACGAGAACGACCTACCAGGCCTCCGTGAGATACATTGCGTTAATTGCCGCCGCTTGTTGTGCAAAGTGAACTCCGATGTTAAATCCATCATTCTAGGCGATGGCTACGACCCAGAAGAGCATAGAGAGCTTGTCTCTGGCATGAATGTGGTCGAGCAAAAGTGCCGTGGTTGCGAGTGCATATATAAGTTCTTGTTCCAGAAATAGTGCCGATGCTACAATAAAAGTAGCAAGCAAAGCCGCACCTTAAACGATTGGAAAGGGGGATTATGTATGTATATCCTGGTAGAGTTTTACATCTGTCTCAACTCGAAAAAGCTGTTCAGAGAACTCGAAAAGTACAACATGAATGTAACCGACATGGGCAACGGAAAAGTATTTGCATACGGCGGAAACAAGACTGGCGAGCAGGTTGCCATTATCCTCTCCATCTGTGATAGATACGGCAGGTACTCGCATGTGTCTATCGACAAAGGGGGTAACGAATGTGGCAAAGAAGAGGAAGAAGAAGCCTAACTACTCCTTGCTCGATTTCCACCATCTGCTGTTCCAAGGCAGACATTGGAAACAGGGTTACGCAAAGCTTCTGCGTGAACACCCTTACATGGGCAAGAAGATTCCGCAAGCAACATTGCACAGAGAGATACACGCAAAGATACACGATATTCCTACTCCGAATGGAGCAGAATGCAAAGCCGCATATCTGAAGCTCATTGAGCTGGAAGAGCAAGGCCTTATCGACATCGTGAACGACCCAATCGAAAAACGCCTGGATTTCCTTATCGACTTATGGGCAGACAAATGCCCAGCTACGGTAGCAATCCTGGCATGGCAGCGAGAAATCGTGGCCAAGTTTTATGGGGGTGGCTGATGCCGCCCTCTTTTTAATGCTCTACCTCTGTTAAGGTAAGAAAATGCGATTATGCTATAATGTCGTTAAGGAGAAGCCATGAACGACGACGAGAAAGAATACATCGGCGCAGAAACAGGACTCGTAGAAGAGATGCCAGTCCTGTCATTAGATGTGCCAGATAGAGAACTTATCCAAAACTTTAAGAGGTGGGAGAAAGAGGCAATCGCCTATTGGAACGACCCAAAAGGCTACAACCTCGAAGAAAAGCGTAAAAAGAACTGGGATTACTACCTAGGCAAACAGCTCGACAAGACGAAGCTTTATAACTACCAAGTTCCGTTTATCGACAACGAGTTGTTTATCGCAACAGAGACGGTTACGGCTTACACTACCAGCCAGAACCCATCAGCAGAGGTCTTGCCAGAGAATGATTCGCAAGACTCCAAGACCATGGCTGGAGAGCTTGAATGGGCTTTGAATATCCATAGCCAGAAGCACGAGCTTGCCACGAAGCTTGAGCAAGTAGAGCGTGCCATGTACATGAAATATGTCGGCGTTCTAAAGCTCGTCTGGGACGACGAGAAGAACGACATCGTGCCTATTGCTGTCGACCCAGAAAAGGTTGTCTTTGACAAGGGTTGCCGCCAGGGGGAGAACCCATTGTTTATTAGCGAGTTGCGAGAGGCTACCTTGCAGCAGATTATTAACATGTTCCCAGACAAAAAGGACAAAATCTTTGAGAGCCTCGACCGTGTACGCATGACACCAAAGCTCGCCAACTCTATCTACACCTACAAAGAGGTATGGTTCACACAGATTGACGAAGAGGGCGAAACAGAGTGCGTGGCTTGGTACATGGGCGATGTCTTGCTAGACAAGGCTAAGAACCCTAACTACCTATACACAGAGGACGGCGTGCAGATTTCAAACTATCTGCCAAGCCCACAGAAGCCGTACATCTTGTTCAACTACATGAACGACGGCTCGCATGTTATCGACCAGACCTCTCCATTTGAGCAAGCTATCCCTATGCAGGATATTCTTAATAAGCGTGGTAGGCAGATTGTGGAGAACGCAGACACGGCGAACAGCATCTTGGTTTTGCGCAGCTCTGCTATCACATCGGACGAAGCCGAGAACATTACGAGAGACCCTAACCAGATTCTCTTGCTCACGGCAGACCCTAAAGAGCCTATTAGCAATGCCTATGGCGCAATCGAACCGCACCTACTGCCGAACTATGTCTTGAATGACAAGCAGGACATTAAGAACACGATTCACGAAATCATGGGCACGCCATCGCAGTTCCGTGGTTCTAACACGAGCAAGGATTCTACGCTTGGCGAGACGCAGATTGTTACCTCGCAAGCTTCTGGCCGCCAGGACGCTATTATCCGTGCGCTAGAGCGTGGCCTAGACCGTTATTACAAGCTCCTCGTCCAGTTTATGAAAGTCTGGTACGACAAGCCGCATTACTTTGCCTCTAGGGACAACGACGGCAAGTTTATCTCGGTAGAGCTTAGCCGTGCTAGGATTCCAGATGTCGCTTATGTCTCTGTCGAACATGGCACGACCATGAAGCAAGACAAGTATCGCCAGGAAAACCTCGCTATGATGCTCGCTCGCCTCGGCCTAACCGACCCTTACAACTTGTTCAAGGACTTGGGCATGAAGAACGCCGACCAGCGTTACGAAACGCTCGTTAAGTTCAAGATGTCGCCAGAATCGCTTAGCGAAGATGTGCGCCAAGAGAAACAGAACCGCCAGGCATACATCGACTTTGCGTGCATTATGGGCGGCGAAGATGTCAAAGGCCATGACGATGTGGACGCAGAGCATATCCTCGCCCACCGTGCGCAGATTACGACGGACAGATTCTTGTACGCATCACGAGACCGCCAGCAAAAGATGCTCGCACATATCCAAGAAGAGGTACAGCTATTATCTAACCGTGTTAAGCTCCAAGAAGCTTCGATGCAAGGCTTACTGGTCGACCCTAACATTCCAGTTACGCCGACTATCCCAGAGCCTATGCCGCAGCAGCCACAGATGCCACCAATGGGCGGTCAACCAATGCCTACTGGCGACCAACTAATGCAGCAAGGCGGAATGCCTATGCCACAAGCTCCACAGGGCGGTGCACCAATGAACCCAGAGCAAGCCGTTCCGCAGGTAGAAAGCATGCTACCGCAGAATAACCCAGGCATGCCGATGCAACCAGGCGTATAATAGAGGTGCGACATCGTAATAGTGTCGTAAGCTCGCAGTTGGCAATGACCCACTCTCCCGCAGGAGTGGGTTTTGTCTTGTCCGATAAGCGTTCACTTAATGGCCGCTATAATGCACTTAATGCCGATTTAACAGAGGTACTATAAAAGACTATAAGGTTCACTTATGTCCGATAGAGTGGCAATAGAACTGTATCATTAACTGTATCACTAACTGTATCACCGACTGTATCACACAATGTTAAGTTTTAGACCGCTGATTTCTCACACTTTGTATAATAGATGTATGGCAAAGAAATACTTACTCTACCTATTAAGGTGGCAACTCTCAACCCCAATATTAGCGATTTGCTTGCACTTTCTAGCTGGCCTAGGGGAACTTTGGGCAACAATACTGGCTAACCTCATAGGGGGACTAATTTTCTTCTGGATTGACCTAAAAATCTTCAAAAAATGATATAATAACCATATCCCCAAGTGATGCCCACCCTTACTTGGGGATTTTTTGATGCGTGGTATAATGAAATTATTAACAACCATAATCAGAAAGGCATCAGCCAATGAATGACGACTTGACGGACATTGCTCTGACCGCATTGGAGCAAGCCGAGGCTAACGAAGCTAACAGCGACGAAGCCGATACCAGCAAGGACGAATCCGACGAGGAAGATACCTCGGAAGAGGCGGACGACGAATCCGAGACCGAGCAGGAAGAGTCCCAGGAAGATTCAGAGGAAGAGGACGAGGGCGAAGAGTCCGACGACGAATCCGAAGAGGAATCCAAAGAAGAGAAGAAAGAGGAAAAGAAAGAGCTTTCCGACGAAGAGTTTGAGGAGCTTGCGAAGAAGCGTGGCTACGCTAAGCGTGATTTAGACGCAGAACGCCGCCAGGAAGCCCAGAACAACGCTAGGGCCATCGAAAGCATGCCGAAGCCAAAAGAGCTTGATGCGGACACCTGGGCGGCAATGCCAGCCATTAACAAGGTAATTTATAACAATCTACCTTACATCACGGCTCAAGGCAAAGACGGCCAAACTATCAAGGTTAAGACACCGCAGCAGTTGCCAAAGGATTTCGAGTTCGCCAATGATACGGCTCGTGCAGACTTTATGGCTGCTATCCAGGCGCAGGAAAGCAAAGCAAACGCTATCGAATACTCGATTAAGTCTCGTGCGCAAGCGCAGAGGCAGCAAGAGCGTAGCCAAGCAGAAGCAAGATACATGGTTGCGCAGGTAGACGCTCTACAAAAGAGCGGAGATTTGCCAAAGCCAAAGGCAGAACCAAACAGCCCAGAGTTCAACAATGACCCAGCTGTTAAGCTTATCGACAAGGTTTTAAGCTATCGCCAGAGCCGTGCCGCTCAAGGCGTGAACCTAAGCGTTAAAGATGCGCTCACTCTTTATAAAGCAGAACACCCAGCAGATTTCCGTACAGGAGAGGCTAAGGGCGACGCAGAACGCAAGAAGATTTCAAAGAAAATTAACGGTGGCAAGAAATCCAGCGATGCAAAGGCTGATTCTGTCGGCTACCAGAAGAGATATTACAAGTTCGGTATGAGTACGCAAGATGTGCTAGACCGTGCATTAGAGGATTTGGACTAAGGAGAATAAACAATGAGTGCTACTAAAAAGAACGCAGAGCCAAAGGCAGTAGAAACCGTTGCAAAAAGCGCAACAGTCGAGCCAGAGGTTGTAAAAGACGACGAGCCAATGGTCTTTGAGCCACTAGACGCAGAGGACACCGTAGAGGAAGCTCCAAAGGCGGCAGAAAAGGTTGTTAGCGAAGAACAGAAGCGTGCAGATGCCGTTCTCGCAGCAAAGATTTTAAGCGGCGCAGACCCAGAAGCCAGCAACGCAAATGGCGGCGCAGGTGGCCGTGCTACTATCGACGAAATGCTACACAGCTATTTCTCGCCTACCGAGCTTGTGCGCATTAAGAACCCATTTACGCATGATACTGGTTGGGCTTACTCCGACCCTAAAGACATTAAGATTGAGCAGCCAAGCGCAGAGACACGCCGTGTTTATGGTATTGGCAAGGGCTACCAGAAAGTCCGTATTATCCACGCTGGCGAAGATATTGTAATCGCTGGCTGGGAAGCCTATGTTGGCCTTACCCGCATGTTCAAGGCTTGGGTACAAGAGATGGACGATGTTCGCAACATGAACAACACGCTTACATTCAAAAAGTTTATGGACATCGCTTACCTCGGTACATTTGACCCGAATGCTGGCAAGAATATGCCGACAATCCTAAGTCCAGAAGAAGAACTAGAGGCTGACCTCGGACTTATCTAATGGCTGGTACTCCAAAGCTAGACAGTCTTACCGCACGCAAAGAGCTTACCACTATGCGTAGGCTCTTGCGTGATACCAAGCAACAGATTGACGATGCGACCGAGCAGGGCAATGAGGCTCTGCTCGATTTACAAGAAGAGTACGAACAATTAGCAGAAAAGAAACGCCAACTATTGCGAGAGATAGAACAGCTAGAGGAGAAGCGGGACAATCTCCTTGGCAAGACTAAGGCCGCCGAAAGTATCTATGGCGAATACCTAAAGACCATACGAGAACGGCGAGCAAGCGATAATGTATAATGTAAGTGTATAACCTTAACAAGAAAGGATTATTATGTCAATGCACGGCACAGACCAAAGCAAATGGCAACCAAACCAAATCACAGAGGGCGACTTTATTATTTGTAAAGCCACCGAGGGTTGTGGCTATGTCGACCCTACATGTGATGCCAAATACCAAATGAACAAGAACGCTGGAAAGCTTCTTGGCGTTTACCACTACGCTCGTCCAGATTTGGGCAACAGCGCAGAGGAAGAGGCGGAGTTCTTTGTAAACAATATTAAGGGGTATATCAAAGAGGCTATTCTTGTTCTCGACTGGGAATCCGCAAACAAGTGGGATACTGGTTGGGCAAAGCGTTGGCTCGATAAGGTTAAAGAGCTTACTGGTGTTAAGCCTATTATTTACATGTCCAGCTCCGTAACATTCGCTTACGACTGGTCGGCAGTTGTTGCTGGAGATTACGGCCTATGGGTAGCTAACTACGGCAACAATGATGGCTCTAATCACGGCTGTCCAGCTGTCGGATACTGGGGTATTGTTGCGATGCATCAGTACACCTCTAATCCTCTCGACAAGGACGAGTTCTTTGGTGATGCGAATACATGGAAAGCTTACGCTGGCTCTAAAGGTGGTTCTACTCCAGCTCCAGCACCAGCACCGAAACCAGCTAGAAAGAGCAACGAGCAAATCGCAGACGAGGTTATTGCTGGCAAATGGGGTAATGGCCAAGACCGCAAGAACCGTCTCACGGCTGCTGGTTACGACTACCGTGCCGTGCAAGACATCGTAAACAAGAAGCTTGGCGCAGGTGGTTCTACTGGCCATACCTACTACAAGATTCAACCAGGCGATACTCTCTCTGGTATCTCTGCAAAGTATGGTACAAGCATCAACCAGCTTTGCGCATGGAATGGCATCGCAAATCCAAACATGATTTACGCTGGCACGACAATCCGAGTTAAATAAGGAGAGAATATGAAAGGTGATAACTACCCACTACCGAAAAAGGTTTACGAAGCAATCCGCTGGACGGTCTCTGTATTCCTACCAGCTTTGGCGACGCTATTCGGTGTACTAGCCAAAGCATGGAACTGGGATTTGCCAGTAGACGCAATCCTAACCACGATGTCCGCTATTACATTGTTCTTAGGTGCGATATTCGGTATATCCAAGGTTATTTCGGATAAGCAATAGCGCAAAGAGACCCCTGCGAGAGCGGGGGTTCTTTTTATGCTATAATTTGGCTAAGGAGACCCACTATATGCTTACATTCACTCAACGAAAACAGATGGCGGCTCGACTATGTGGCTTGAACTACGAAGAGCCAGAAATTGAGACCATCGTTACGAATATAAACCAAGCGGACAAGATGTTCCAAAACGCTGCTCGTAGGCCATGGACGAACAGAGAGCGTACTTTTGATTTGGAAGCGTCGAAACAGTATTACCAGCTACAAGCAGACATGCACCGTGTTGTAACCGTGCGTTGCAAGCAGGGTACAAACTCCAACATTATTATTCCGCTTACAGAGATTCGCTCGGAGATGGACTGGAACAAAATGAACTCGTATCCGCACAGCGGGCTATACCCTACGCATTTCTTTATTCGTGGGCATAAAGATGTAGGTATCTACCCAATGCCAGCAAGCGATGTAGCAAACGGTCTGATTATTACTTACGAGCCTCGTGTAAACGATATGCACAAGGACGATGTGAGCTTTACTGCGAATGTAACTAATGGCTCGACAGAAATTGTCTCGACAACGGAAGACCAAGGCGTTCTTGTGGACATATTCCAGCCATACATGGTCGGAGACTGGTATGCTTTTGGTGCTGATGGTACTGACGGCAACTACTACAAGATTAAAGAGGTAATAGACGGCCAACACGCTGTCCTTGATACAGAGTATCTTGGGCCAACAGCTACGAATGTGAACTTTACTATCGGACAAGCTCCGCCATATCCAGAGGAATACCACGACGCTGCGATTAACTACGCTTGCTACCGCTTCTTTGCCATGCGCAAGGACACGGATTCTGCCGCAATGTATCGCACGCTATTCCAGGACGCTTTGACTGATTACAAGACTGTCTACGGCAACAAAACCGTATCTGGCGTAATCAACCCTAACGGAACACGCATGCCAACCATTGGCGATGTGTTCGCAAACTCAACAATAACAGAGGGAGTGTAATATGGCTATTGGCGATACTGGCTCAAGATTAGTCGGTAATACCGAGTTTTATGGTGGGCTTTCAACAGATGCCAAGATTGGTATTGAGAACAGCTTTGCCGATGCAGAATGCCTCGATGTGCGCAAGAGTCCGTCGCAAATGACGGTCTTGCCACAGTCCAGGGAAATTGCCGACGCTGGCGTTATTACTGGCCTTATCACGGCTATGACGCAGACCAAGGACGGCTATATTTGGGCGTTAGACGAGAACGGCAAACTCTACTCTATTGACGAGGACAATAATGTCCTAAGCATCAACAACACGGCCACAAGCTCTGGGCATGGTCTTATATTCTCTATGCAGCATGACGCTTTATGGTTTGCCGATGCGCACCACAAGCTATACTCTTACGGCGATATTATTAGCCCACGCTTGAACGCTCGCTCGCTTACGGCGTTTGAAAAGATGGACGACAACTCGGAGTATATCGAGAACTCTATTACGGTAAACTATGCTGGCAACTATATTTCTAACCCAGATGTTCCACGCAACGCTACGGCAGATATTACGCCAACATTCTATGATTACACATGCCCACTAGGGCTATCTGAAGCGACGGCAGATAAGGCGTTGTACCTACCTGGTCTTGCTCCAGTAGCAGAGATTGGCGTTTATGTTAAGACAAAAGGCACAGGTTCTCTCTATGTAGTGGTGCATGACAAAAACGACAACATCGTAGCCGAGGCTAATGCCATTCCAGCTGCGGATATTACAGAGGGGGATTATAACTGGTTTGCTATTGCTCCAAATCCATCTGCGACAATATCTGCTGGAAACCAGGCTAACCTAGTCCCATGGGCTGGCGATTTAAGCGAGGGTGGCGGAGAGTACCATATCCATGTCGTATCTAGCGACGCTGGTTATGTTTTGCAGACAGTAACCGACAGCTCTCTATACTACGGCATGCGCATGAAATCTCGTGGCTATGTACTTTACGAGACATACAACGGCAAACACCCGCTTGCGGTTTATAAAAGCGTCTACATTGGCAATGGCCAATATGTAGCAGAGCTACAATCTTCTCCACGCAATTACATCGACGATACGATGTACCTACCGCACAGGTTGCGCCTAGACGACGGCTTCGAGGTATGCTCTATTGCGACATCTGACGAATACATTGTTATTGGCGCAGAGAAATACAGCAAGGACAGTACGAGAGGATTCCAGGCTGGTAAGATTTATTTCTGGGACGGCGAGTCAGATGGCCCAAATTACAGCATCGAGTGCAACATGGGCAGCCCGCATTGTATTTATAACTACGCAAACATTACCTATGTAATCGTAAACGGCGCATTGTATGCCTATACTGGCGGCAAGGAGCTTATTAAGGTTCGCACCATGAAAGGCACGGATACGGAGCTTTCTGGGCACAATACGACCACAGAGGTCTATCCAAACATGATTACGACACGCCGTGAGATTATGCTTATCGGATTCCCATCTATTACGACAGCACAGAGTATCCGCCACGGTATCTACGGTTGGGGGAGTATCGACAAGAACTATCCAAACAGCTTCACATACAACTACCGCATACCAGAAGCAACGAGCCAATACAACTCCGACAACGAGACGCTACGACTCGGCTGCGTGTATAACTTTGGCGACTCGCTATTCTATGGCTACGAGATTACGACAACTGATGGAGAGGGCAATACGACTGTAAATCCAGGATTGGCTACGGTAGACAACGAATCTGGCGCAGCTTCAACATTCTACTGGCAGTCTCTATGCTTTGACGCTGGCTCTCCAATCTTAGTAAAAGACATTCTAAAGTTCGGTATATACTTTGACGCATTGCCGACTGGCTGTACGATTACACCAATCTTCCGCATAGACGACGGAGACGCAGAAATGACTAACCGAGACTATGAGGCAATCTACATTGCTGGCAAGAAATGGTACAAGGCGGCTACGACGGCAACCGCTGGGCAGAAGAAAGTAACCGCAAGTATCAACGGACGCTTCCATGAGGCACAGTATGGCTTTATTGGCACTACCGCAAACGATGGCAACACTCCAGTTATTAAGCAAGTGGCCGCAGAGGTGCGCATACTTAACGAAGAGGCTAAACTATAATGTCGGATTATTCTTCACGATATGGCTACAACGACAAAGTAGCCGATGTAATACGCCCATTAGGGCAAGGAACGGTGCGTAAAACGCTAGACGGATTCCGCAAAGTAGACGATGTGCCGATTTCGTCAAACGCAGAGGCGTACAGTTTCGATACAGGACGCATACGCACAGGAAACCTACGAGGCAATCAACAAGTAAGGGGACAAATACAAGTAGTCGACAGTAACGGACGCAAAGTTATGGTTATGGGCTACGGAAAAGGTAAGTTTTAAGGAGAAACCATGGCGACAACTAAATCTGGAGTCTTGATTAACGAGTACAAACCAGTATCTCGTGGAGATTACGGCATTAGGGTCGCCAGAAATGGTTTTGACGCAAACACCGCTGGCGATTCTAACCTGCTATTCAACTCTAACTGGCCTATTATTCAGATTGTTAAGGTTATTTCAGAAGAAAATAAGGTAAAGATTATCGACGAGACAGAGGGCATACCAGCAAGCTGGATTCTTGTTAATGAGCAAAAGTCTGGAATCTTTATTTGGGACTGTGCAGTAGACGAGAAATGGCTTTACTTACCAAAATACACTTACACATACAGAGACCCTGATACATACGAGATACATTTCTGTGATAAGCAGTACAAGATTTACCACGGTTTAGGATATGTGCCGATGTTCTTTAAGTCGGAGTTCGTCTCGGACAAACCTGGGTACTATTTAATGACTAACATCGACATACGCAAAGATGCGGACTACCCATACACCTCTAAAGCGTCATATTATGATGGCGCAACGAAGAACTACGGTATAAGGTCTAAGTCGCATACTAGAAAAATCATGCCTCAACCTGGAGAAACGAGAGGCTGTGGCATAAGCACGCTAATCCAGTCAAAACTTATCATGGCCATAAAGACGGAGAAATCTAAGACGAGTTCTGACGACCCACAAAACCCAGCTCCAAACGCTGCGTGGGGTGTGCCTAAAGACAATAACGACCTCAAGACAACGAAGCTTACCGACTATGAGCCGTTTGCATATTTCTCAAGAGACGGCATTGTGCCATTCGAGGAAAGACCAGCGGGAAACTTTCCACAAACAGACCCAGACGGTTGCTACCGCATTATTAGCCAGGACGGTTCTGCTGTCTTGGCTGGTTCGCATGCCTCGTTGGTAGTGGTTCGCTCCCCAATGGTTGCGCCAGATGTAGAGGAGATTATAATATCATGAGCGACTACGGATTTAAGACTAGCGACGACAACAGAGCTACTGTTCTAAACGCAAAGAACCCTATTTTTGGGTTCGATATGCAACATAAGCCAAGAGCGTTTAAGACATTCCACATCGTGGACACAAAGACATCGCCAATCCATACTGGTTCAGTAGCTACGCCAAATCCACAGCCAAGCAACACATGGGGGTACGCACAAAATATGGACTATGGCACTATCCGCGAACTTATAACAAGGGTAAAGCACGGCTATCCGTTTAGACCAGTAGGTTATGCGACAATATCTGGAACTATGAGATATAGCTTAAATGTGCATTTCGGCCAGACGCAGAGAGCTGGCTCTTACGGCGGTAATTACTCCAAAAACCTAACAAAAACTAAAGGCCAGACGGACTATATTCTCGTTCCTAATATGTCTGGGATTCCTTACGCTGCGATTACTGGCTCTGGCATCTTTGTCCCATCAGTAAACCTCACAGAGCAAGATTTCTCTGGCTCTCTTTGGCCTTATCCTTACCCGAAGCAGGTCATGACCCAGATGCCGTTTGGCCCTAACTATGCGCCAGAGCTTCAAACCGAAAGTGGCATGCCTAAGTGCATAGAGGTAGAGATAGACGACGAGTATATTTATTTCTACCGTTCCTACGCATGGTCTGACACGATACGCCGTGCAAAGTTCACATACAACGGCTCTACCTCTGAAGATATACAAGAGCGTGTGAAGATAGCGGAGCAGTTCACAGGCTCGGAGTATAATGTAACTGTATATCTATGTCCGTTCCCGCTTGAGGAACTACTTACATCAACTAAACGGATTCCGTAATATATGGCAACCAGCGCAGAACTATGGTCTAACTATATGGAGCTTCAGAGGCAAGCAAATGTCTCTCCAGATAGCTTCTATAACAAGTCGTTTGTCGACCGCATGAATGATGCGCAGAAGAACATCGACTTGATGGTCGAAGAGAAGAACCAAGCCGACAGTAAACGCATGCAAGCACAAGATGCGTATGATACTTTTGATGGCCAAATGCGCAACTACTCCAGCATGCAGGACGAGGCAGAAAACAAGTTCGGTGTTACAACCGCCATGGAGAACTACGAGAAATCTAAGTACGCCGTAGCCGCCATGGAGCAAACATTATCCTCGCTACCGTCCACGATTAACCGCACATCGAATGTCGTCATGTCTCAAGAGAGAAGAGAGCTTGCGTACAATACGATGGCGAATAAGTGGGAGCAGAACATGCGCACCAAGCAAGCGATTACCGATGTCAATAAAGAGGTATGGGACAACGCCCGCAAGATGTCTAACGAGTTTGCGCAGCAGCTTTATGGCGAGCAGGAATCGACGAGAGAAGCCCTATCGCTTCAATGGTCGAATGCAACGAGCGAATACCAGAAATCTATCGACAGATGGCAAGACGCAAGAATGCTGCTTACCGAACTCAAAAGCGATTACCGCTCATGGCAATGGCAGCAAGCTAGTATCGCTAACGCTTATGCTCGTGCTAAGGCTCAAGACGCATTTAACCAGTACATTCTCCAATACAACAAGGAGATGCAGAGCAGACTCGAAACCTACGCTATGCAACAGGCGGCTTCGGATTACCGCATGGCGCAAATCCAGGAGCAAGCAGCGCAGCGAAGAGCGGACAGCTACCTAAACTACCAGGAGAAGCAGAAACAAGCCAATGTCGCAAAATCTATGAGCGACAATCTAGGAATCCTCGGCCGTTACGCCTATTTATACGGCAAATAGTGCTTTGCTTGCGCTTGATTTCTTATGCTATAATGTGCTTAACGAGCCATAGTAGGCCAACAGAGCCATGGCATAGAAAGGAAACCAATGGCAGGCGCAGGACAAACAACACACTCATTTACTGGCGACGAAGCCAACTACTCGCATGATTTCCAGAATCAGATTGCGGGTCAGAACGACAAGGTTAGTGGCCAATACTCGCAATATGCGACAGATAGAGCTTCCGCTGCACAGCGTGAGGCAGCCTATGACGAGGCTTTTAAGAACCAGACGGCATACAACGACCTAATGGCCCAAGCAGAGGGCAAATATGGCGTGGAAGATGCCAAGAATACATACCAGAAATCGCTACAAGCTATCGCAGCGACTAACCAGGCAATGAACGCCTTGCCGTCTACGATTAACTCGAACTCCAATGTGGTACTAAGCCAAGCACAGCGTAATGCTGCTCTAGGCAACCAAATGAATAAGTACCAGAACACGCTTAGCTCTTGGCAACAGGCAAACGCAGTCGACCAGTCTGCGCTAAATACCGCTTTGCAGCAAGCCAGCCAGCTCGCTCAAGGCAACTACGCCCAGCAACAGCAGAACATTGCTAACAGCATGAATATGTACCAGACTGCATTGCAGAACGCCGCCCAGACTTATAACCAAGCTCTCCAAGAGCAGAATATCTTGCGCAACATTTACTCGCAGATGTACGAGGACGAATACCAGCACAACCAGCAAGATTACAACTACTGGTATGCAAACTTGCAGGACAAGTGGAAACAGCAAGAGCTTGAGGCGCAGAAATACGCCGCTGACGCTGGCATGCGTGTGCAACAATATCTTCGCAACCTACAAGAGCAAGATAAGGCGAATGACAACTCATTCGAGAACTACCTCATGTCTGAAGCCGCATACGGTGGCGACTGGGCAGACGGCGTGAACAAAGACGATTACCTCAACGATATGCTAGTCCGCTGGACTACTGGCGACGCTAACGAAAGAGCCAAGATTATGTCTGGCACAAATTACAGAGACTACCTAAATATCCTTAGGGGGAATAAGTAATGTTTGGCGAAAAAAGAGTAATGGATTCTGGCTGGGCAGATAGAGCGCAGCAACAAATCAAAGACCGTAACGCTTGGGCATACAACAAGATGCTAAACGCCGCCAAAGATAGCTATGCTAACCAGAGCGCATCAAATGACGCATACTGGGACAACGAAAAGAACCCAATCTTGCGTGCCATTGGGAAAGCCGATACCAAGCTTATGAACCTATTAAGCGGTCAAGGCTCGGAAAAGTCTTTCCTTAAACAACAAGGTTTTACTCCAGAAATCCAAGAGGCTGGCGCAGCTGGCAATATTAGCGCATCGGATTTGGGCAACTACCTAAGCGGAGTATCTAGGGCTAATACACAAGCCATGAATACTGGTACTGGTGCAGTCGCAGGACTGAACAACATTCCAGTAGTTGGCGGTATCTTGAACTATCTAACCGCACCAGTAGCACAGCTTGCTGGCGCAGGTCGTGATTTGCAGACTGGCGTGCAGGGCGACTGGAACAGATGGAATCAGCGAGACCATGTTTCTGATGCCGCAGCACTCGGAAAGGTTGGTCTTGAAGCTTTAACTGCTGGCATGGGTACTCCAGCCACGCTAGGCTCAAAGGTCGGCTTCGGCATGGCGACTGGCGCAGCAGACAACGCACTAGACACTATTCGTGAGCAAGGTTCACAAATGAACGCAGGAGATGTCCTTAAAAGCGCAGGAATCGGCGCAGCTTTTGGCGGTGCATTCCCATTGGTTGGCAACGCTCTAAGCAATGTTGCTACTCGTGGCGCAGAGAACGCCGTAAACAAAGCTCTCGCAAGCTCTGGTTTTGGTGCTGGCGTAGACCCAAGTCAATTTACTAAGGCTGCTATCAACTCGCTAGGCGAGGGACAATACCGTGAACTACTAAACGCAGCGCAACAAGGTATGGGCAATAAGCTCGCTAATTTCGCTACTGGCTCAAAGCTCGCTGGCGCAAGCGCATTGAACGGTTTAAGGAGTATGCCATTATCTAGGAAAGCTCTACTCGCTGGAGGAATCGGCGGCGGAGCAATAGGCCTAAGCAATTTGCTCGGTAGGCGTAACCAACAACCGCAGCTGTCTGACGAAGATTTAGCAGCGTTGTATAACTATTATGGACTAGGAGAGTAAACCATGAGTATTTTATCGGGAATCCTTGGCAACTACGGCGACGATATGTTCCGTGCCGCAAGCAACCAACTGGACAACGCCGTCATTAACACAGCAAAGAACAAGCTAGACGATGTTGCTCTAAAGAGCGCAAAGAAAGCTGCAAAATCTACTGCTACGCAAAGAAAAGCTATAAGCGATTTTGACGAATACATCTCTGGATTTGGCAAAGTTGGCCAAAAGACACGCAAGCAACTGCTTGAAGATTATGCTGGCGGCGGAAAGATTTGGTCTAAGTTCAAGGACATGGGGATAGACAGGGCTAATTTGCAAGATTTCTCCGAGAATGCTAACAAAACCCTTGGCAGCGTGCAAAGAAGCCTATATGATTATGCGGACAAAGCTGGAATCTTGATAGATGTCGGGGACTTGCTCAAAGACGGCAAGGAAAACATGTTTACTACTGCGCAAAGAAAAAGATTGGCTGCGTCTGGCATAGACTTAGACAAAATCATTGGCAGCGGTAGCTTAACGACATCTGATGCAGAGAAGCTATATAAGAGCGCAAGGACTATGGGCGTTAATTATCGCAATGCACAAGATGGAACGCAAAAAGCACTCGGCGTGCAGCTTGGAAAGTTCGCAGACTCTCTCAAAACTCGCATCGACGATACTGTTAGCCCAATTTCTAAATCGTTCGGCCTCAAAAAGCAACTTTCTGACGCTTTGTACGGAATCGGCGACAGCAAACGAGCTAGACAGATTGCTCAAATGCCTGACGACGATGTAGCGGCCTCTTTGTTGCGCAAGGAAATGCAACCATATATGGTAGCAAAGGACTTAATTGGCCTAGAAGCTCCAAAGCAGAAGAATATCAACATTATGGGCATCGACACAGGGATTAAAAACCCCCTCCCAGAACTCGGCAAGAAAGTCGGCAGTATCCCTCTAAATATCCAGGCAGCTATGGAGAATGGCCTTGGCGACAACGCCAAAGCAGTAGTTGCTGG